TTCTGAGATTTTATTAATCGTTAGTCTTAAATTTTCATAATATTTTCGCCATTCACTTCTTAATTCAGCAAACAATTTTAAAAGATCATTTGATAAACTATTATTCTCACCGAAAATCAACCGTTGATATTTGTTCTCTAATTCTTCAATTTTTATATTTAATTCAACTTCATTATTATATGTAATATCTAATGCATTTACATAAAGATTAGCTAAAATACATGAATTAATAGAGCCATTTAAAATTTCTCTATTTTTTTTCTTTTCAATTGCTTCTTCACTTGTATGTGTTATTTTTTGATCATTTTCACCGAAACCAAAAATTTTATTGTTAATATTATCTCTATCTATATTAGTTTGCGATAATGCATCATAACTTAAAATTGTATCAGGCAATTGAATACTTAAAGCGTCTGGATTTTTTGGTAAAATATATTTACTTTTATCAAAATCATTTAATTTTTTATCAAATGAACTTTTATCTTCACTTGCCGAATTTGCAATACTAGAAAATTGTTTCAATAAACTAATTAATGCGGCTAACATTTCAGCAGCGTCTTTTACATTTCGTAAAAATTTTGCCAAAAATTCAGCTGCAAGATATTTTTTTACCCATTCATAAATTTTATTAGCATAATCTGCTATAGTTGATCTAACATCACCAGATATTTTTGGATAAATATTAAGATCAGCTTCGACAAATGTCATTTCAAATGTTGCTGCACCAATTTCTTTGTCATCTTCTGTTATTGCATATCCAGTGCAAACGCAATTAATAGTTCCATAAAATGGATGAATTAAAATTCCAATACCTTCTGTATTTAAAGCATCTTCTAATGCATTTTTTCTTTGAGTATAAAAAAGATTATCAATAAGTCCTGAAACAATTCCTGTAATTGTAAATGTTCTAAGATTTTTTCCCATATCTTCAACATAACGATAATCTTTATTAGGAAATTCATGTACAATTGTTTTACGTCCAGCAGTATTTGTTCCAGTAGTATAAAAAAATTCTACGCCTCTAAAACTTGCTGGATACATTGCTAATGTTAAAAAACTCATTTCAAATTCTCGAAAATAACATGTTTGTACCTGTATCTAATGACATATTTCCAGTACTTGTTCCTGTTAATGCCTTAATATATCTTGAAGGATCATATACAGAGATTCCTAAATGTGATTCAACTTGATGTTTTGCAGTTACAGCAACAGGTGAAATTGTTCCTAATCCTTGTCCTTGTTTAATAGTTTGTTGATGCTCAATAACAACTTTTTTACCTGGATGTAATAAAGCAAATATTTTTGTTACTAAATGATATAATTCAACAAAAGGGTTAACTAAAAAATTGTAAATTGCTTTTCCCATATCAATAATTAATTTTGATAATTTCATTATTGGTAAAATAAATAAATAATAAATTGAATAACCAATTATTTTTAATACTTCACCAGCAATTTTAAATGCTGCTACTATAATTTTCCAAGCAATAAGTAAGCCATGCATAATTTGTTGCATAGTGAAAAATCTTGTAAGTAAATAAACAACTCCAGCAACTACTAAAGCAATAGCAGCAATAATTAATAGCCAAGGTGATAAAATCATTTGCACAGCCCATATCATCATGCCTAAATAAATTAAAACAGGCGAAAGTGCCGCTGCAATACTTGCAATGATTATTATCCATTTTACTAGAGTTTTATGTCCTTCAACCCATGGAGCAAATGCTTTTGTAAATTTTTGCAACTCAACAATTAAGAAATTAACTTCTCCTTTTAAATTCTTCATTGAAATAATAACTTTGCCAATTTCAGCAACAGCTAAATAAAAATTAGTTTTTAATCTTATCATTGATCCCGCTAGAGTCTCAGACATTTTTTTCATGCCATCATGAAATGCCTTTGAATGTTTTGGTACATTTCTAAGAATTAAAAGTAAATCATGATAAGTAAGTAATCCCTTTTTCGCCACTTCATCTAAACTACCAGCTGTTATATGAAATTTCTTTTTTAAATCTTCAAAGCTTTCACTTAAAGGCAAACCTTGTTGATATAATGTTTTCAAAACTCTGCCACTTACAGTACCTTGCTCATGTGTTCTGGCTAAAAGATATGCAAAATCCGTTAATGAAACATTTGTAAGCGCTGACATATCTCCCAAATCATTTAACAATGGAACTAAATCTTTAATATTTGTTCCAACAGAAAGAAGAACCTTAGATGCTTCTGTCACTCCTTGTAATTCAAATGGTGATCTTCTAGTAAAATTAATCAAGTCCTGCATTACTTTTTGTCCCATTTCTGCAGAACCTGTAAAAGCATCCATTTTCAATTGCATTAATTCAAGATTAGATGCTTGCTTTACTGCTAATGTACCGAAAGCAACAATAGGCGCAGTAACTCTTAATCCCAATTGTTTCCCTAAACCTATAAAGGAACTACTTAATTGATTAAGCCGACCTCTTAATGCATTTGCTTTTGCACTTAAATCTGTAAAAGAAGATTGAACAGCCCGACTTACATTTGTAAATTGATCATTAGCTTCAAAAGTATAAGAAATATTAAATGACATTTATTTGCTTCTCCTTCTGGATTCATTTTCTATTTCTCTATTTATTTTCTCTGCATATTTTTGCAATTCTAATAATTCTGGAATTGGCATATTAATTAATTCCTTATATGAAATCGCTCCTTTATAAAAAACCATTAAATTTGCAATCAAATAACCAATTACTTCATCATCTGTTTCATCCATGATGGTATCAAAAAATTTGCAATATATTCTCCTAATAACAAATTTATATCATCATCACTAATTTGATTATACATCATTTCATTTAACGGCATATCTTTATCAACAAAACAACAATTGCCTAATAAAATTTCCTTAAAATCATCTTGACAATCGTTTATATCAACTTTTGACATCATTAAAATTGTACAAACACTTTTACCATCAATATTATTAATGCCTATTATTGTTTCTTCATTATTTTTTATTTGCGTGTTTTGTGAAGTCATTTTTTATTCTCGATCGGAATAATTTCTTTTATAGCTTGCATCATAGCTTGTCTAATACGATTAGTATTGCGACGATTTTTTGTAGATGGAGCTTTTAAAATTAATTTATCAACATATACAACATCACCATCTTTATGATAAAAAATTTTATCATTAAGTTTAAAAATAAATTCTGTTTTAATCATAAATCACCTTAAATCGCTGGCTCACCATGAAACTCAACCTCGAAAGTTGTATCTGCACCTATTGCAATTTCAGGATCAGTAACCATTGTCATAAAAGTAAATGTTCTACTGAATCCAATATCACTAATAGTAATAACATTGGCATTTCCTAAAAAATGCCATCCTCTAACTAATTCTTGAATATCTTTTTCAGGGAATAACGCGAATTTAATTAATGATTGTCGAGTTTCAGCATCTTCAGTAAAAACTGTTTCAGTTGTACCACCACCCCCAGAACGTGTTCTAACTTTTTGTTCCCCCAAACCTTCTTTATATACAAGAGAATTAGGCTTATATAAAATATTTATATTATTTATATGTAAAGTTAAATTTGCTAAACCTTTAACAGCCATAATTAATTACCTCATTCATTAGGACTAAATGAAATTTGCATTTCAGCATTAATTCTTTCTAGTTGTACAACAATTTCGACAACCATAAAAATATTAACTGTACTTGTTTCCATATCAATCTCTATTGTTAGATTATCAAGGAATTTTTTTCTGGCACTTTCACCAGCTACAATTAATGTCATATCTGCCAAATCTTTATAAAAAACCATTAATGCCGCCTGAATAATATGTGCATTTGCCATATTTCGTAATGGAATTACATCACCAGTTGTTAATCTTGAATTTAAAAATCTTCGTCTTAAATTTTCATGGAAATACCATCTTATGCCTACAGATGTATCTACATAATTCATATATTTAAAACTTATATCAGGATTACTTGCTGCATCTGTTTTATATGTAGTAACAACTCGGTCAGCAATTATTTTATTATGCGCTTCATTATCGCCTAATATAAAAATACCAGCTTCATTTAATTCATCATTTTCATCATCATCCCATTCATATTTATGAGGAACAATTGGTAATAAATTAAATGGAGTATTAAAATATGGTAAACTTGAAATTACTAAACCGCCAATTGCATCTTTTGCACCTTCAGTTGCGTTTACATAATTTATTATTGAAGCTCCATCTGTTAATCTTAATGAACGAATTGCTGAAAACTGAGATGCAATTGCATAATCCATTTCAAAAATTGCTGATCCTTTCCAATCAGAATCATTAACAAGTTGATTACCATGTAGTGCAATACTTTGTGAATTATTTGGGATAAGTTTTAAATTTGCCAATGTATCTGTCACCGACAATATTCCAATACCATCAAGTATTCTTTTTCCAGCATTAAATCTATCATCTAGAAAATCTTGTAATATACTTAATGTATATGTTGAAGGCCATACTATGGTTTGATATCTAATATTTCCAACAACATCAAAAACAGTTGTTATAACTGGATTAGTTGTGCCACCTGTTGGTTGAGTTAATGCAACCGTGACTCCAGCAACCGTACCAGAATATTTAACTCCGATTTTATTGCCTTCTTCGCCTTTGTTTACAGCAGTTAATGTTACAACCCCTGCAGCATTTGATGCTGCTACAAGAGATGTTG